GTCTTCTTCTCCCTCTTCTTCTTGGAAGAAAAGGATTCGCTTCACGGTCAAGGGTTCCTGTTTAGTTCCTTCGTGAATCTCATCCCAGTAGATTTTACTACCGACAGCGACATAAGGGCCACCACTTGGGTCAAACATACCAAGGTCACGGTAGTCAATATCTTTTTGGCCTTCCTTGCCACCAAATCGCATATACTTCATGCCTTCTTCTGACATATCAAAACGATACAATTTATCGTCACACTTGACATAATTGTATTCCACACCATATCTATTTTTCATAACTAAACCTCTCTTCCATATATTCCATATCATATTTTGTAGGGTAGTGCTTCAGCAGTCTGCCTGCCTCTTGCCTCACAGCCTTGGGCACTCTGGGTGTCTTTTTAGGATCCAATAGTTCAATTAGAAACCGTTCAGTTCGCAATACTGCATTTGTTCTTTCAGTTGGTAATGTCATCTTTCTTTCCTTGTTCGTATCCAACTTCATAGGCGGCCGGCACCCAAGCTTGATCAACTCGTCATGAAGTGATTCTTCGTCTGTATAGGCTTCCTCAAGAGCAGATACCATGTAAGAAACATCTTCGGGTTTCAACTTGCCGCCATTGACCACATGGTGATATAAACGTCTCGCTTGTGTTAGTATGGCTTGGTTCACCACTCAGTCTCCGCAATCAATTCGCCAAGGGCATCGCATCAAAAAATAAGTTGAACAATCATCTTGTCCAAAACAAATAGGACGCATTGCCTCAGCACGAACAGTTTTAATTAAAGCATGAACTTCTGCACGTTCTATACTTTCACCCTTCCCAGTATTAGCAAGTTCTGCTTCTTCATCTAACAATTCTTGTACGTTCATCACTCACCACTCCATCTCCAACCAATTCGTATTTTTAGGCATCAGAGTAATTTGTCCTTTGAATGCTTCATTCTCTTTGAGACTATTATACACTCCACTGATTGCCATTGTCAAGCGATAACCTTTTTTGTGGCACACATAACAACTACCACTTGAACCCCAAAACTTTAAATGGTCATCTTCTTCTGTTATTCTCGTAATACCTGAATTCATACGCCAACTGTCGCCGTCAAGATAACCGCCCGACCAACCAGCAAGTACTTTGTAGAATCCACGATCATACTTGCCTTCTTTGATTTTTATAACAACCCAGTTATCAGGGAAATAGTTTTGCTCACTCATTGTCACACTTCTTCCGTAAAGTATATCCATGGTATTCACCGTGTTCTTCACACAGTAAAGTTTCTTCCCAAATTAATTCATCACCTTCGTCCCAACCCACTTGCACTAATAGTTCATCAGGAATAGGTAGAATCAGTTCTCCAGTCTTTGGGTCCTCTTCAAGTCTAACTATATATCTACTCATGCTCATATCTATTTTTCATAACTAAACCTCAATCCCAAAGTGACTCATAGTATTTACCAAATAATCTAAAACCGTTTGAAATGCGGTTTTGATACGCCATAAGTCCTGCTTTGTCAAACTTGGTGGGTCTTTCACCACGAACCCATTCATAAAGTTCATAATCTTCCATGTCACCGTTTTCGTCTGGGAACAGACGAAGTTGAGCAGGCCCGACTCCTTTGAACTCAAACTCAAATGTTACTTCTTCATAATCAGTAAAGTATCGATCTTCCCAAGAATCATCTACTTTATTTTCAAAAGCAAATATCATCTCGTTTATTACATAATCCCATCGTGCGAAGTGTGTATCATCAGTGCCATATTCATCTGTCTCTTTAGGTCGCAACTCTTCTGGTACATCATCATGATCGACATAAGGTGAGCCGTGTTTTTCTTTTTTAAGTTGTTTCAACATAGGTAAAATGATTAGTGCCAGAGTATGATCCATATTCCAAGTATCCCACTTGTGGATAGTAATCTGTGTACCTATTTGATTTATTTCATCTGGATGGGGTATGTCAATTTTCATCGTCTACCTATAAATTTGGTGGGTGGGGATGGATTCGAACCAACTCAACTTTCGTGTCAGATTTACAGTCTGATGCGACTCACCATCTTCGCCGCCCACCCATTGTTTGGTAGCCGCAGCCGGACTCGAACCGGCACGGCCGTTACAGCCTACGGATTTTAAGTCCGTTATGTCTACCAATTCCATCATGCGGCCAAACAATCAAGTACGCATACTTTCTGCGAACTCAGCTGCTTTATTTTCGTCAATAAAAAACTTTTTAGTGACTACTGGTTTGCCATTTCGTGACCATTCACTATTAAATTCGGTCACTTTTACTTCAAAACCATAGATATGGTCGTGATGAACGATTGGGTTCACCTTTGAAATGGACTTATAATCTTTTGAATACTTTTTCATATCTCCACCATGTCGTTATAAGTTTGATACTCTTTTTCTTTAAAGTTTTCAATTTCTTCCATAAGTAACATCATTCTGTTTTCAACAAAATAGTTGAATACTTTATTCATATTACCTTTTGGGGTTTTAGTGAACTTGTTAAGAATTTTAGCCTTAAGTTCTTCTGGAACTTTAGACAAATCTACAAGCGCCTCGTTTCTTTTCCAATACTTAATCATGTTTGCATCGCAAAAATCCTCTGGTTCTCTACTCATATCTAACCAACCACTAAGATTCTTTTTAGTGATAGGTCGTTGGCGGCGGTTTTCTACGAAAACCTCATCTTCTGAAAGAAAGTTTGGAATACCATCCGACTTGTCTCCACGAATAATATGTTCACGAAGATATTTTGTTGGATCGTTCTCCTTAAGAAACTTCTTGAGAATAGGACTATACTGAGAAACATTTGGATATTTCTGCAGTTGTTTAAAATCCTTATCACTAGATACGATTAGAATCTTTTCGCATGGAGCATATTTTTCTACAATCACTGCAATAATGTCATCCGCCTCTGCACGTTCTTCTTCAATACACTTGTAAGGAAAATGTTCACGCAATTCACGCTTGACTTCATGCATTGTGTTGAAGATTAACCCCCAATCAACACCAGAGTCTTCTCGTTCTTTCTTTCTAGAAAACTTGTAAAATGGAAAAATATCCTTTCTCCAATAGTTTTTGTTATCGCAACAAATAACTATATTACCATACTCTCCCGAAAACTTTTTCTTTATGTTTAGGATAGAATTCAGAATCATATGACGGATAAGCCCATCATCTATATCATCAGTATTTTTTCCAACTTGTGTCATAAGATTGGAAATAATAACCTGACTTAAATCTACTAAAATCATAGTTCTATAACCTGTTTTGTTTTAATTACTCTTAATATACCATTACACTTGTTTAATGTCAAGCAGTTTTTAAAACAAACCATTCGGGTATTGGTCTTTTACTCCACACCATCTTGAATCTTTCCTGTTTAGTCTGGTAGAATGCACGATATGATTCTACTACATCTGACATCATACATTCTGGATTAGACTTCATGGCAAGAGGTTGTTGTGTTTTGTAACCAACAGGAATATTTTTTGGGGGTGATGCAAGAATTTCTCTTAACCGTAAATCTGCACCATGTTTCCTTCCATATCTAAACTCATACTCATCACACAATGCACAAAAGTGTACATAGTGCCAATTGTAGTTGTTATTAGATTGCATAGTCCACATAGTAGAAGGATGTTTGTGATGTACTGCCTTGTACAACACGTTCTCCAAATTACTATCTGGATGTACCCAATAGTCAATCATTCTTTTACCTGACTTGGATGGCCGTTTTTCGACATAACCATCCAGTATACGATGTGCAGTTGACAACATCTGAGCAGATTCCGTAGGCATCTTTACTACATGTTTGTCGCACTGTTCGATTGCAGAAACTATAGGGTCTCTATTGAGAACAAAAATATTCATGTGTCCCTCATTTGTTTTAATAACTACCAATATATAGTAGCGTCAAACAAATGTCAATAAGTTTTTTGAAATAAGTGAATTATATTGAAGTAGAATACTTGCATATGAAATAAGAATCCACTACATCTGATATAGGATTTCCTATTTTTTCTGATTTTTGTGAAAATTCTTCTATAAGGTTTCTTGATGTTTCATTGAAAAATGATTCATACATCAATTCTTTTTTTGCATTTCCTTTACCAGTTGCAAATTTTTTTATTTGAGTTGGTGCAACCAAAGTAAACTTAATGTCTGATTGCCACATTTTGTATTTTAGAAGTCCACAGTTTTCTGCAATATGGAAAACCTTTCCAGTAGAACCATAACTATAATCCTCAAGAAATACTTCTTCAATCTTATGAGAAATTAAAATATCCATTGCCCAGTCAGATATAAAATCATACCTTTCTTCAGGCCTGACAAAGTTGGACAAATTTTCTTGTCCATCTAAATTTTTGTAGTTATAATCTGAAAATTTTTTCGTGTTTGATAAAAAATATATTTTACAATCATCAAATTTTATTTTTTCAATCTCTCCCTCATATACACATACAGAGGGAGAGGTTAAACTATAATCAATTCCTGCTATTCTTCGAATTCTTCCCATTCATCTTCATCCATATAGTCATCCTCTTCTTCTATATTTATATAGTCTTCTAGAGGTTCACCACAGACTGGACAAAAACGAATTTGTTCGGAATTATGGGTTTCTATTGTATATTCTCCAGCACATAAATTACAGCCTATTTTTTTCATTTATTATTCCTTTATGCTGCGTAGGCTTCTTCCCAAGTTCCTTTCAACCCTGCTACTTCATATTCAGTCACACGATTCTCAAAGAAATTAGTATGATCTGCACCATTAAGAATCCACTCTAACCAAGGTAGAGGATTTTCTTTTACTTTAAAATTGGTTTTAAGGCCCAACTGAAGAAGTCTTCTGTCTGTTATATATCTAATATAAGTTTTTACATCATCGGAACCGAGTCCATCTATATCACCAAGATTATATGCAAGATCAATAAATTTATCTTCAAGTTCTACTGACATTCGTGCCATTTCATAAATTTCTTTTTTAAAGGAATCATCAACAATTCTAGAGTGTTCGTTGCAGTATGTTCTGAAAAGTTTTGAAACACCCTCAACATGCATAGATTCATCACGAATACTCCATTCGACAACTTTACCCATACCCTTCATCTTACCATAACGTTGAAAATTCAACAACATTACAAATGAAGCAAATAGTGCAACACCTTCATTGAATACTGCCTTTGCAAGCGCCAAACCCAAACCTCTCACCGTAGATGGGTCAGAAGCCGTCATAAAATCAACCTTATCCGTCATTTCATCATATTCTAAGAAT